TATAAGATAAGCGCCGGACTCGGATTCTTTTAATTTCTCTATGTTTACTTGTTTGAGAGAACGACCTAAATAGTAGTATGGGAAATTTTATTCATTATTACGAATATGCTTTAGGCATAGATATTGACAAGTTGGGCAAGGCCTACTTTGATATACGCAAACACTTATCGTTTAACACGGATGATAAAAGCAAGATTGATTTCAATGCTATCTGTGTTAATAGAAAACCAGGTGACGAAGATTCTATTACAGGCGGAAATATTAGAGGCCTATATTGGACTAAACCTGATACAGACAACTACGAACAACAACGACTAGAACCGGTAGACGAAGCCGCTTATACTGAAATTTGTCCTGAATTTAAGGATACTTACTTTGAAGAAGTATATAATATACTAAAAAGTAATTTCGGTAAAATCGGTAGAGTTAGAATATTAATGAAACCACCTAGAAGTTGTTTATCTTGGCATAGGGATCCAGAGCCACGTATTCACGTACCTATAATTACAAATGAAGGATGTAAAATGGTGATTGAAGATGAGGCATTTCATATGCCGGCAAATGGTAGTGCTTATGTTACCGATAATACAAAGTATCATAATTTTTTTAATGGTAGTGAAATAGATAGAGTTCATTTAGTTGCAACAATGCTAAGACCTTTTTACACGTAGAGGAGATATGATAAAATTAACAGACAATGCTTATAAAAGACTTAACGAATTACGTAAGAAGAATGACAAGAATTTTGTTAGACTTGACATTAAAGGTGGTGGTTGTGCTGGGTTTAATTACCATTGGAGTTTTGCACACGAAGAACAGCGAAATGACGTTGTGGTTGATGACGTACTTTTAGTTAGTAGAGATTACGAATTATATCTAATGGGTTTAGAATTAGATTATAGTTATGATGATTTTGAATCTATGTTTAAATTTAATAATCCAAAGGCTACAAGTTCTTGTGGTTGTGGAACATCTTTTGCAATATAGATGTTTAGTTGGTACGAAAAAATTGCAGGCTATTTAATACTAGGTTATATGTGTTATGTTTTAGTTTGTATGATATTAGGTACTTTTGATATTATATAAAAAAAGAGAGTCGCAATGACTCTCTTCCCAAAGACTTACTGACCACGATTAACGACTTACGTACTATTGCTTTGTATCTCCTTTCGTGTTGTTAGTTATCCTCCTTTGAGAGAATAGTTTTACATAGTAGCCTCCTTTATTGGTGTCGGCGACTGGACTTGAACCAGCAAGCTTGAAGCGACAGATTTTAAGTCTGTTGTGTTTACCATTTTCACCACGCCGACTATGAAATTGGCCTGCTCGGTAGGACTCGAACCTACGACCCACAGCTTAGAAGGCTGTTGCTCTAATCCAACTGAGCTACGAGCAGTTTGTGTATTATGCAGGTGTATTATTTGATTGTCAAGCCTTATCTGTAATAAATGGCAAAAGTATCGGCGTGATTCATATGACAAAAAGATTGAGGTCTTTTATAACCAGGTTTTGATGTGCCTCTATATCTATATCTAACTCTTTTTGCTCTTCTTGAAGCAGATACTTCTTTGAAATATTTTAAATATTTTATTGGTATGTTAGACGCAATACAAGTACCTGTATAACTTGATGGTACTAAATGTTTTAGTAAGAGCGGGTTTACTACCCGCTCAAACACTTTTCTACGTCTATCTCTTGGTGTTTTATACATAGTGTTTTCCTATTTTAAATATAATGGACCAGTCCATTGAATAGGGTAATTACCAGTAAGTACGTTACCTCTTGGTGAATTTAAAGCAGGTTTATTATAACCAGCAGCTTTTAAAACGTCACCTTTTTTGAAGTGTTTAAAATCTGTTTTTGCGATAAAACAAAAAACACCAGTATCTTGTACAATCTTAATGTACTTTTGACCTTCTTTGATTTTTGTTTTGTTATCCCAATTTTCAACTTGTTCTTTAGAATAACCAGACAATTCTTTTTGTCCGTTATTAGTAGACCACCTTTCGTAGTCTTTTTTGGCACCAGCCATAAGATTTTTAATTCCTTCGTCTAGTGTTTTAGCAGTTTTTTCAACTTTTATCATAGTGTAGTCTCCTTATTTGTTATTATCTAAAATTGCAATATAACCACCAGCAACAAATAATGCTAAACCCATAGAGGCGTACATTAACATTTCGCCGATAGTATTACCAAGTTCCATACATTTTCCGTCACAATCACCAGCAGAGCCAGCAATCATAATAAAACCTAGAACCATCAAAATTGAAGAAATTATAGTTTTCATAGTGTTTAAGTCCTTTCTCATTTTCTATAACCATAATACCACAGATAAATATAGAAAGCAAGCACTTTTTTTAAAAAAATGACTAAAAAAACCCTTATAAATCAACGCTTTTTTAATTTTTTTGTACTACTTTTGTTCTTTTTAGCGTCCGGATGCTCAAAATATCAAGAAAATTGCGAATTTTCGCCTGATTTTGAGATTTCTAGCGAATCACTTAGCGAATCACTTGACGGAATTGTTCAAATTGACAAAATCCTAGCAAAATCACGTTGTAATTTCTAATATAAATATTAAAAACAAAAAAAATAAAGGAATTTATGCCAAAAATGAGAAAATTCCTGTTTTGGAATGAAGCAGGTGAAGAAAATGAGAAAGAAGCGATAAGTTTGAAGAAAGCTATAATGTCGGTTCAGTCAAATTATAAGGATAAAACAATTTCAGTTGAATATATTAGTAAAAAAGGCAAACAAATGTGTCATAGTATTAATATACCGATTGGTAGAAAGATAAAACAAGCAATAATTCAAGAAAGACGTAGAGAAGCACTAAAAGCAGCTAGGGGAAGATAATGCCAGCAGTAGTAAGAAAAGGTGACCCTTTATCAACAGGTCACGCTTGTGTGGGAACAACTACATTAAATACACCAGGACAAGGAACGGTTTTTGCAAATAATATTTTAGTTGCAAGAAAAGGCGACCCAACCGTATCACATATTGCACCACCAGTACCAGCCTGTCCAGCTCACGTTAAAGTTATAAATGCAGCTTCGCCAAATGTGTATGTTGTAGGTATAAAAGTTGGTAGAGTTGGTGATAGTACAGACGCAGGTGCTATGACAGGTGGTTCACCAAATGTTTTTGCAAACGGCTAATAAAAGTATATAAATATTAGCGATATGGCACAATACGATTCAGCATTAGTAAGTAAATCTAAACGTAATTCACGAAAATTTAGTGACATTGATATTGATTTCACTAGAAACGTGGTAACTAGTGATGTATTAAGAGTTGAAGACGTTGTAGCTGTAAAAAGAAGTGTAAAAAATTTAGTACAAACTGGTTATTATGAGAGACCATTTCAACCAGAATTAGGATGTGGTATTAGAGAATTGTTATTTGAAAACTTTACGCCAATGACTAAAGTATTTTTACAAAATAAAATAGTTGAAGTATTAGAGAATTACGAACCACGAATAGATTTACAAAGTGTTAAAGTAGATGACGACCAAGATGGTAATAGATTAGTTGTTGATATTTACTTTTATGTAGTAGGTGTACCAGAGCCACAAACGGTACAAACATTTTTACAAAGGCTAAGATAAGATGGCAAATAGTAAGTTAGTAGTTTCAGATTTAGATTTTAATGATATAAAAAGAAATCTAAAAACATTTTTACAAAGTCAATCTCAATTTCAAGATTATGATTTTGAAGGTTCTTCTTTAGCAATTCTATTAGACATTTTATCCTATAACACTCACTATATGGCTTACTTAGCCAATATGGCAACAAATGAATTATATCTTGATAGTGCAGATATAAGAAACAATATTGTTTCATTAGCAAAAATGCTAGGTTATACTCCTAGTTCACCAAGAGCACCAAAAGCTTCAATCAATTTAGTTGTTAATAACGGAACAGGCACATCAATTACAATGGCAAAAGGTACGGTGTTTACATCAACCGTTGAAGACACAACTTATCAATATATTACTAATGAAGATATTACAACAACACCTCTTGATGGTGTTTACCAATTTTCAGATGTCACTATATACGAAGGTACTTTAGTTAAATTTAAATATTCAGTTGATGAAACAGATGTTGACCAAAGATTTATTATTCCTAATGCTAACGCAGATACTTCAACTTTAAAAGTTTCAGTTCAAAATTCTGCTACTGATACTACTTCAGCAACATATTCTTTAGCTAGTGGTTATTCAGGTGTAAAAGCAGATTCTAAAGTTTATTTTATACAAGAAAGTAATGATGGTAAATTTGAAGTTTATTTTGGCGATGGTGTTACCGGAAATAAATTAACTGATGGCAATATTGTAATATTAGAATATATTGTCACAAACAAAACAGATTCAAATGGTGCTAAAACTTTTGGTTTACAAGGTAGTGTTGGAGGATTTACAGATGTTTCAATTACAACTAATTCTGTATCTCAAGGAGGTTCTGAAGCTGAAGATGACGAATCTGTTAAGTTCAATGCACCTTTAAGTTTTGTTGCTCAAGATAGAGCGGTTACAACTACTGATTATGAAACACTTGTAAAACAAATTTATCCTAATGCATTATCAGTAAGTGCTTGGGGTGGTGAAGATGATGAAACACCAAGATATGGTATTGTTAAGATTGCAATTAAAGCAGGTTCAGGTTCTATATTAACTGACCAAACAAAATTAGATATTGTTAATGGATTAAAACCTTTTAATGTTGCTTCAGTAAAACCTGAAATAGTTGACCCCGAAACAACTTCAGTTTTAGTGACTTCAGTTATTAAGTATGACGCAAATAGCACAACTAAATCTAAAGATACTTTAAAATCAGATATAGTATCTACAATTACAAATTACAACTCATCATCACTACAAAAATTTGATGGTGTTTATAGACACTCAAAATTAACAGGATTAATTGATGATACAGACGCAAGTATTTTATCAAACACAACAACAATTAAAGTTAGAAAAAATTTTACGCCTGTAATTAATAAAGCTACAAAATATGATATTTACTTTAGAAATGCATTATACAATCCACATTCAGGACATAACTCAGCTATGGGTGGTATTTTAACTTCAACAGGATTTAAAGTATCAGGTGATAACAATGAAATGTTTTTAGATGATGACGGTAATGGTAATGTTAGAAGATATTATCTTGTTTCTGGTGTTAAAACTTATGCAGACAATAATCAAGGTACAATTGACTACTCAACTGGTCAGGTAACTTTAAATTTATTAAATGTTTCTTCAATATCAAATATTAGAGGTTCTGCTTCAACTATTATTGAGATTACGGTACAACCATCTTCAAATGATGTTGTTCCTGTCAGAGACCAAATTGTAGAAATTGATGTAGCAAACTCAATCGTTACCGTAGAAGGAGATACTTTTGTTGGTGGTTCTGCTGAGGCAGGTGTAGGTTACACAACATCATCAAGTTATTAATGATTAATGGCAAAGTTCAATGAAAAAATCTCAACGATACTCAACAGCCAACTTCCAGAGTTTGTAGTTGCTGACCATCCTAAATTTGCCGAATTTCTAAAAACCTATTATCAATTATTAGAGTCTGCTGAATTACAAGTAAAAGATGTTCAAAATACCGTTGGTGTTTTAATTGAAACAGAAACAGGCCAAGAAAATAATATTGTATTTAACTCAACTGGTATAGGTAGTTCTAATACACCATTGAATGAAGGCGATAAAATATTATTAGAAGAAACTGCTTATGGTAAATTTACTTTTGGTGAAGAAATAAAAGGTAGAACATCAGGAGCTAGAGCATTTGTATTATCTGAAGATTTACCAAATAGTAGATTAATAATATCTGCTCAAGATAAATTTGTTAGAGGTGAAATAGTTGAAGGTGTATCATCATCTGCTTCTGCTACAATAACTAATTACAGACCTCAACCAGTTCAAAACATTTCAGACCTAGTAAACTTTAGAGACCCCGATAAAGCGATTGAATCTTTTTTAAATAATTTTAGAAATGAATTCTTAGCAACAATACCTGAAGTATTAGATAACGAAGTCAATAAAAGAAATTTAATTAAAAACGTCAAGTCATTATATAAAGCAAAAGGTACGGCTGCAGGTCACGAATTATTTTTTAGATTATTATTTAATGAAACTTCAGAAACAATTTATCCTAGAGAACAATTACTAAAAACTTCAAGTGGTCAATATGACTCTTTAAAAATTTTAAGAATTATTGAAAGAGTTGGTAATACAGAGGGTTTAATTGGTAGAACAATTACAGGTAAAGATTCAAGGGCAACTGCTATTATTGAAAACTTATCTCGTTTTCAAATTGGTACTGAAACGGTTACAGAATTGATATTAAATCAGGAAAGTGTAAATGGTACTTTTCAAGTTGGCGAAGAAGTATCAGGAACAACAAGTGATATTGATGATTACTTTATCAAGGCAGATATTACAGGAATACCAGGTACTAAAACACTTACAAATACTGGTGCGTTATATAAAATAGATGACTTGGTAAAAGTTACCGGT